GATGGGTTCTTATCTAAGCTTTCCGTTGCTCTGCATGCAGAATCGTTTTTCGTTTCTGTTTGCTCAGAAGAGTTTCGGATGTTCAGATATTCCTTGTTTGATCAATGGCGACGATATCCTTTTCCGATCCGTTCCGGGGTTCGCCCCGCATTGGATGGAGTTGGTTGGTCGTCTCGGACTTGAAGTCGAGAGGACGAAGACCAGCGTGTCTAGCGACTACGGGACGCTTAATTCAACATTAATCTTGCGCAAGCAAGGTAAATACGTTGTTAAGCAGACCGTGCGCTTCGGTATGTTGGCCGAATGTGACGACGTGTCTTCAATTGCCGGAACCTTTCGCGATTTCATAAAAGGCATCGACGGAAAACTACGTTATAGGGCCGGCGTTGAGTTTTTCAAGTGGCATCTGCCACTTTTGAAATCTCAGCGTCTTACGACTCTAGAACTTGGTTTCCGCGGTGATCTTGCATGGAGATTGACGAGAAAGTTCGATTTGTTGATGTGCCCGGAGAACGAGACGCTTCCTTATCTTGGTCCTGACCACAACGTGGTATTACCTCGTGATAGATGCGTCTTCGTTGACCCGTCAATTTTAACGAAAGATAATCGAAAGAAGAGTGCGTGTGAGCTTGCCTCATGGAAATTTTCCGTTGAGTTCAAGTCTCTTGCTAAAAGATCGAAGTTGAGTTTTTTGTTGAAGCTTTCCGAAGTTAGACCTGATCGTCCGAATTTTCTGCCTTACCTTTCTGGGTTTGGCGAGAATTCTCAGATTAGTCGTTATTCGGTTGGTCAGACAAGAAGGTGGTTTTCTGCTCCGAAACCTATCAGGAAGGAATCATTTCCTTTGATGATAGAAGTTGAGGAACAGTTGCCACCCTATGCCGATTTTGAGGCTGGGGATTGCCTGGTAGAAGTTGGAAAATTCTCCCCGAAAGAATGAATGTAGTGCCTAACGCCGTAAGACGCCATCGTGTTTAGCGCTCACGCCCTACGGGCTGCTTTTTTGCCGAACTATTGAGAGTGATCTCTCTAGTGAATCGGCGCACCCTCCGCGGTATCCGTCGAGGTTGCGTTGCTTGAAAGCGTGCACGGGTTTGAGGTCAGCGGTTGCACAGGTTGGTTTAGCTTGGCCGGTCGCATGAAATAAGAACAGGGTGCTCTTCCGAAAGGTTGACAAATGCCTGTAATCTGCAGGACTGGGGAAGAGGGACGTAGG